GTCTTCAGGTGATCCTTCCAGCTCTGGGTAAAGCAGAAGATGCGGTCCACAGTGTTCTCGATGCGACGGAGCAGGCCCATGTCAGCACCCTCATATACTTGGTCTAGATACACCCAAACCTTGAACGTCTTTGGAACATCCTTAATCGACTCAAGAAACTGATTGATAACGATAGGATCATTGTAGATCATCACAATATCGGGAGTGACCGTTTCAATGTACTCCTTGAGCTTGTTAAATCCAAAGCCATGCTCGCGGGGCTCCTCGTTTGCTGCAGCATCATACTGCACGACATTCGTGAGCGGGCGCGACGGCTTGGGCGTCCTCGCCGACGAGCGCTGGAATCCAAAGTGGAAGACCTTGACAACAGGGTGCAGCGTCGACAACTGCTTCAGAAGGTTGTGCGAGACCTTCGAGTAACCTGTCGTCTGCTCCGTGTGCGTGCTGACCAGTAGAAATCGCGTGGGCATTACATTATCATATTTCCTACCCGTAAATATAATGGCCGTGAAATTCTCAAGTGCGTCTGAAGTTACGGAATATCTGAAACGCAAGGCGAGCGCAGACTATTATACGAATAACACGGCATCGCAGAAGCATGCGTATTCTAGTACCTATACGACCTTCTTGGGAGCCAATGTCTCTGCCCAAGGAGTACGCAAAATTGGCGGTTGTCAGCCAGGAAGCACTGTTGACAACCAGACGTGCTGCACGAACAACCGCGGATTCATCCAGCGGCCGGAAAAGGTGGCTCCGGGCAAAAACGTGTTTAACCCATGCTAAGCGATCTCTCGATGGCGGGAAAATATCCGGTAGCTCCAAACCCCATGTAAAACCCCAATGCAGATAAAACGTGAAATATCTGGTGACTGTTTCCGATATAGTTGAGAACGTCTAAACGAACGTACCTCTCGGGGAGTTTGCCCTTATAAAACGCAGAACTCGCCACGTAGAGGAATAGAGTTGACAGCATCCCATAATTCGCAAAGCCCTGGAGATTTGTGTTTGTCCCGGAGTACGCGATCGCAGTGTATATCGCACACAACGGTGTGATTGAAATGGCTGCATAAACCATGGTCCAATCGTACTCGTCGTACATCGTTCTCCACGTAGTTAGTGCCGCCAGGATGATAGACAGCAGTGTGCCCACAGTGAAGGCTGCAGTGCTGTTTAAAATGAGTCCAAAGAGAAGCCAACCCTCTGCTATGCTTCTGCAGAACGATGCGGCAATGATGCCAAACATATCAATTCTCCACGCATGGAGGTTGGAGTCAGACGACATTACATGCGTCGTGTGGGCAAATACCGAGAAAAACATGAGTGCTCCACAACCAATGTAAGGAAGGACCATTGCCATGCGAGTCATGCCCGACGCAATGGCGAATGGTTCGCCCAGCATTACGTAGACCATACAAGAGACGCAGGCTATGGCTGGCCATATATGCAGATGAACGTTCAGAGTTTCTGTATTCCAGGTAAACAGGGAATTCAAAACCTCTTCGGCTGTCGAATGCGTCAGTGGGTTTCTATAACCGTCGTAAATGAATTCGTAGCGGTGAGCCCAACTGGGCAGTTCCTTGATTGAGATTATGTTTTTTAAGTCAAGCTTTTTCTGTTTCATTGTCTAACAAATTATCGTATCTTTAATACGCGTTCTCTTTCTTTCGTGGTACGTTGGTGTACTGTCCAAAGCGTTCCAAATACGGAACTTTTGGTACGTCAAAAAGCTCAGTTACCGACTGAGACCTCGCAAGTCCGGTCCGCACTGCAAACTTGCGGGCCGAATTCCCGATCCAGTTGTAACCGTACCGAATACTCATATAAGAATGTATCACGACAAATCCCAAAAGAACTCCAATTACGATATACGGCAACGACGCATACATTATTCATAGTCTATACATAATATGCCTGGGGGACTCATGCAGCTCACCGCCTACGGGGCGCAGAACGTGTTTGTCAACGGCAACCCGTCCATGACATACTTCAACAAGCTTTACAAACGATCAACGAACTTTGCGATGGAACACTTTCGGCTCGATCCGCGCGGAATCACCGACACGTCCATGCCCAACTCGGGCTTGAAAACCTTTCGGTTCAAGGTACCCAACTATGCGGACATGCTGCACGACTGCTACCTCTGCGTCAATATCCCCGACATATGGTCGCCTCTCGTGCGCACCGATTCTCTGAACGGCGCCGAACCCACCGAGTTCCAGTGGGTCCGAAACCTTGGCTTCAACATGATCGAGGAAGTCGCGCTAACCTTCAACGGTACACAGATCGTCAGTTACAGCGGCGAATGGCTCAAAGTTATGAGCTACCTGAAGGACTCCAAGGCCAAACGGCAGACCGTTGACCAGATGGTCGGAAACCTCCGCGAAATGTACGACCCCGGAAACGCCGATGGACGCATGAACCAGTACCCCCACGCCATCGCCACGTCTGCAGCCCCCATCACTGCTCCGTCCATTCAGGGTCGCCAACTGACGATCCCCCTGCCTTTCTGGTTCTGCCAAGAAATATCGCAATCCCTGCCTCTGATCGCCATGCGACTCACCGAAGTCGAAATTCAAGTGACGTTCACCGCTCTCTACAATGTATTCACAACCCTCGACACGAACCCGACGTCCAACACGTTTGGCTTCCGAATTCCCGGTGCGCCCAATAACCCATACACTGGTATTCAGAACTTTCTGTCTTATCCCGACGCTCAAGGCAATCCGCAAAACTCTGCGCTGACCACGTGGAACCTAGACCCCTACATCGAGGCCAACTATGTCTTCCTGACCGACACAGAACGGGCCCACGTAGCTGCATATGAGCGAACGTTTTTGATTACGCAGGTGCGCAATATATACGTCGAGAAGCAGTATGGTTTGAACAACCTACTCATTCCCATGTTTAATCTCTGCACGCGCGTCGTCGCCCTTTTCCAGCGCTACGATCGGGCCCAGCTGAACGACTGGGACAACTACACAAATTGGGATGAGATTGTGAATCCGACTCTCAACGCCAACCTGCTGCCCTTCAACGATCCTTACACCACTCAGCAGCTCTTTACATCGGGCCCGGCATTCTCGAATAACATGGGTCTCCAGGACATTCTCGTCGAGGGTAACCTCATTTTTGACGGGAAGGACCGGTTTACAACCAAAAATATGAATTTCTTTAGGGACATTCAAAACTACCGATTCTCGCAAGGGCCCTGTCGCGACCTGCCGGGCATTTATTTATACTCGTTTGCTCTCGATCCAAACTCAATCACGCAACCGTCAGGAACGGTCAATGCATCCATGTTCAACAAAACCACGTTCCGATACACTCTGCTGGTGCCCCCGATAACTCCTACAAGCTCGACGACCCAGACAGCGCTATGCGTGACCAAAGACAGTGTTAACAGTAGCACGCAAGTGGCTGTCCCCGCCGGCTCAACCGTATCGCCCGCGCCCGGTGTTCCGGCTCTTATCCAGCCCGGTACGACCATCACCGTGTATTCGGCGCCTACAAACCTGTACGTACAATATCAAGGCTACAATACTACAATGTATATCGAGTCATACAACTTTGTTAAGGTTACGGGCGGCCAAGCAAATGTCGTGTTTAGTACATAATAGGCATGGATGCTATCATTCCCAAAGATAACACCAGTATAACTGCGGATGGCATGGATGATGCCCCGCGCAAACCGCTCGTTAATTCATTTCAAGGCTACATTTCCTACAGCCTCTCCTTTTTCTTCACCATTCTCTGCTGGTTTGTAGCAGGGGCGGGGCTGTACGATCTCCTATCCCGCGTGTCTGCAATGTATTCGTTGGTCTACATTCTGTGGGCGATACCACTGCTGGGACTCTTTGCCTGCATCTTCACCGGCACCACCACAGTGTATTGGAGTGGAACCATCGTTGGCTGGACCTGGGTTATCGTGATAATCCAGGCGTTTCGTACACTGTTTTACGGGTTTGCACTCGAAACTTCGCCGCTTCGTGCATTTTATCCGATTACAGAATAGGTGGCTCGATCGTTTCATTTTCAAACGTCAGACTCGGACGGGCCGTCTCCAGCTCGCGGATCGCCTGCGACGGGTCCTCAAAGTTCCGAAAAAGTATCTGGTTAACCTCTGCCGGTGACCACTTGCCATCGAGATCCGGCCGG